TGTGTCATATCAATGTTAGGAGTAGCTAGTTTTAACACATATTGTATGTGCCTAACGTCCATGGAGGGCATATTATCAATCAATTGAGTGATCATTTGGGGACTATTGTCTCCATTCACACCAAGTATTACTTGCCTCATTTGAGTGCTAACTGCGTTTTCAGATCGACGATTCTTTCGTTGATTTTCAAGTTGTTGAATATAGTTTCTTTCGTCATTTCCATTTTGAAGACGAAGACGCACTTCCGCACCCAATCGAGGTAGAAGTGTTGTAATCGTTCCATCCTCATTTATAATTCCTTCAGTTGTGTGAAGACCTGTTCCATCATAAGCTTGGACTTCATTGAGATCAAACTCATACGTCTGTGTAGCTTCGCATGCCGGGCATGCCACAGTGGTTTTATACGCATTTCCATAAGCTGAAATACGTGCCGCAATCATGATCGCATTCCTGTCGCCAACCAACAGTTGACCTGCTTGAATACGATTATCGCGGATTAAACTCTGAATCACTCGATCAATAGCGATGCCTTTCTTCAGAAGAGCCCTGGAAGTAAGCATGTCTTCTTCCTTTGCTGTCATCTGTTTAAGTTCGATAGTGGTCTGGTTGTGAAGGGGATGGCCTTCAGGATATAATCGGCCTTGCGATGGAAGTTCCACAAATTCGCTAGGCACCACAAAAGAAAAGCCTTCAGTCGAGCCTTCTTGTGTGAGTTGTTGAGGAGGGGTTGCGTCCTGTGGAACAGTCGGCATGCCCATCCTATCTTTATTTCGTGACAAATATCACCTCTCTTTATTGTCGTCTATTAGGGGGTAAAGAAGTCGTTGTCGCCAGAGTTTGCAGTGGCGATTGAACCCTCGGTGTTCATGGTTTGCAAACGAGCCCAGTCGTACTTAAGAGTTATAGAAAGCTCTGTGAGATCATCGGTACCGTAAGAAAGGTCGCCGAATTTAAGCTCTGTAATCCAGGCATTCCACAAAGTCCATGACTCAAGCTCTTTACCATCTGCATCAACTTGAGTTACGATAACGGAGCCCAATGCAGACGCAGAGCCAGCCTTTGACAATGAAGTCAAATCATTGGCATTTGCGGGGGGTGCATATCCTGCAGCCTCCACCATTGCCGCCAAACTTGCAGCCATATCAGGCTTTGTGGGGTCAACCAAGGTAATAGTAACATCTTGCCAGGTGACAGAGCCGGGATAATAAAAAGTATGGTTTAGGTATTTATGTTCAGCAGAAGAAATCTGGAAAGACGGCTTTGTTGCCGACTTTGCGTACCACAAGATTGCGGTACCGCCATTTCCACCGGAATCAAGTCCCGTGAACTCTACTTTAAATCTAAATTGTCTTTTCGGTTCTTCTAAGCCACCATTGGCGAAGTTTTCGGACCAGAATGCCATACTTTGTTACTCCTTTATATTCTTAAATAGTATTACCAAATGTTTTAGTCATCAAAAGATGCGCCGGTCGAAGCAATCACGAAATCAATCGCGATATACTCAATAGCCC